AATGGCTGGATGTATGCCAATGCTGTTATTAGGACTAGCTGGACTGTTTTTTCTCGGACCCATAGGTATGCTTATAGGAGTGGTGGTAGGTGGCTTTGTTGGCCTTATCGGCGGTAAGGGTTAAACCGGTAAAGGGGTAGGCGGTAGCGGTTATGACATTAGCAAAAGAAACTTTTGCCACTATAAATGTGGTTTATGTAAAAACGGCTGATTTAGTGCCTTATGTAGCCAACAGCCGAACGCACAGTGAAGCGCAGGTAGCGCAGATAGCAGCCAGCATTAAGGAATTTGGTTTTACCAACCCAATCCTTACCGACGGCGATAACGGCATCATTGCTGGCCACGGTCGATTGATGGCGGCAAGGAAGCTAGGGCTGGCAGAAGTGCCGACGATTGCCTTGGCTGGCTTTACTGAGGCGCAGAAGCGAGCATACGTGATTGCGGACAACAAGCTGGCGCTAAACGCGGGTTGGGATTATGAATTGCTATCTAGCGAAATCACTGGACTTGAGAACGATGGCTTTGATCTGTCATTGCTTGGCTTTGATGAATCTGAACTTGGCAACATCCTTTTGACAACTAATTTTGAGCCGGGTTCCGAGGACGACCAAGGGCAACTAGATCAGTTATCGCCGCAAATGGTTATCTGTCCACATTGCCAATCGGAGTTCGATGCTCGTGCAGCCGCAGCTTAAAATCGATTGGGCAACTCACGATGCGGCGAAATACGCTTGCGAGACTTGGCATTACAGCGGCTCGACGCCAGTGCCGCCGCTCGTTAAAATCGGCGCTTGGGAAAACAGCAAATACATCGGCGTCGTTATGTTCTCTCGCGGCGCGTCGTCTAATCTCATGAAGCCCTACGGCCTGCGGCAAGATCAGGGTTGTGAGTTGACGCGCATCGCTTTGACTAAGCACGAAACCCCCGTTTCGCGCATTGTGCGGCTTGCGATCATGTTTTTGAAGCGCAACTCGCCATCTTTGAAACTTATCGTTTCATTTGCAGACCCACACTACGGACACCACGGCGGCATCTATCAAGCTGGAAATTGGGTTTATGTTGGCGACACAGCGGCGGGGCGTGAATTCTGGAAAGACGGAAAGCGCCTTCATTCTCGTCAAGTGTCTGAGAAAGGTTGGAATATTCAACAGGGCGTAAGGCGCAAAGCAGCAAAGCCAAGCGAATGTCAGATCATTAAAACAAACGGCAAGCACCGCTACCTAATGCCTCTTGATGCCGAAATGAGGGCGCAGATAGCACCACTTGCAAAACCATATCCTAAGCGTGCGAAAGATCAGGACGTTGAACACCCTTCAACGCTGGGCGGCGAGACTCCGACCCGCACGCTCCAAACTTTAGAGATAGCCAATGGGTAGTCGCGGGCCGCAACGACTGAATCCTACGGACGACCAGCGCCGCCTTGTCGAGCATTATTGTTCGATAGGCTATACGCAAGACCAGATAGCGGCACTGATGGACATAAGTGATGTTACGCTGCGAAGGTATTACGAAAAGGAACTTAAGAACGGCGCTCTAAAGGTGAACGCGCAAGTCGGCGGCAAGTTGTTCCAGAAGGCTATGAGCGGCGACACGGCCAGCCTGATATTCTGGTGCAAGACGCGCATGGGCTGGAAAGAGTCCACGGCAGTAGAGCATAGCGGCCCCGGCGGCGGCAACATTAAGATTGAAACAATCGATGTAAGCAAATTATCCGCCGATGCGTTGCGGGAGATTGCGGGCCTTGATCCTAACGCATGATGACATTGCGGCGGCGAAGCGGGAACTTGCGCGGCGCTCGCTTGCGGAGTTTGCAAAGCAAGCATGGCACGTCTTGGAGCCAGCCACGGAGTTAAAGTGGGGCTGGGCGCTGGATGCAATATGCGAGCACCTTGAAGCCGTATCACGCGGCGAGATAAAACGCCTGTTGGTCAATGTTCCGCCGGGCAGTATGAAGTCCCTGCTTACTGGCGTCATTTGGCCCGCATGGGAGTGGGGACCGCTTGGCAAGCCGTCGCTCCGTTATTTAGGGACAGCGCATAAGCAAGACTTGGCTGTCCGGGACAACATGAAGTGCCGCCGACTGATTCAGTCCGCATGGTATCAAAAGCTATGGCCGATAATCCTTACCAGTGACCAGAACGCAAAGACGAAATTTGAAAACGATAGCACAGGCTTTCGTGAGGCAATGGCTTTTACTGGAATGACTGGCTCTCGCGGCGATAGGGTTCTTTTGGATGACCCGCATAGCGTCGATGACGCGAATAGCCCTAAGGAATTAGAAAACACAATTTTGACGTTTCGTGAGGCATTGCCGTCGCGAGTGAACAACAATGATTCCGCCATTGTCATAATCATGCAGCGCTTGCATGAAAAGGACGTTAGCGCGGTTGCGATGGATTTAGGCTATCAGCACCTTTGCATTCCAATGCGCTATGAGGCTGGCCGGTCTAAATGGCACGTAGGCACTGGCGATCCGCGCAAGGTTGAGGGTGAACTAATGTTCCCGGAACGATTCCCTGAAAGCCAAGTTGCTGAACTTGAAAAAACGCTGGGCGCTTATGCAACTGCGGGCCAGCTACAGCAAGCGCCCGCCCCGCGTGATGGTGGATTGTTCAAGCGCCATTGGTTTGAGCCTATTGGGGCACTGCCCGCCGATATTGCCCGTCGCTGCCGCGCATGGGATATGGCCGCTACCGCGAAGACCACGACAAACAATCCAGACTGGACCGCTGGCGTCGATATGGTGCGGACGCGCTCGGGGCAATTTATCATATGCGGTGTTAATCGCTTTCAAGGCTCCCCAATGGACGTTGAACGGTCAATTATCAATCAGGCTGGGTTCGACGGCACAAAAGTTACAATCCGTCTTGCACAAGACCCCGGACAGGCTGGAAAGGCCCAAGCGGATATGATGGTGCGAAAGCTGGCTGGTTATTCGGTGAAAGTTGAACGGCCTACAGGTGACAAAGCAACGCGAGCCGCGCCACTGGCAAGCCAAGCCGAGGCTGGTAACGTAAAGCTGCTTGTTACGGGCGACCCTGCGCGTGATGCATGGGTTGCGCCGTTCTTAGATGAAATGTGCTTGTTCCCAGCGGGCGCACATGACGACCAAGTAGACGCTGCCGCTGACGCTTTTTCGGAACTTGCGCTAGGCGGATCGTCCTATGACATTAGGGCCCTAGGGTAACAGGCGACCATCATCCAGCAATTCCATAAGCAACGAAACTGGACCGCTTATTGCGCGTTCGCCTCTCTCCCATCGGCGGATTGTTCGAATGTCCTCAATACGTAAAACGGCGGCAAGTTGTGTTTGTGTCATGCCTAGATTTGCGCGGATGCGTTGGAATGTGGATGGGGTCATGCCTTTTTCCTTGCTCTACCTTCAGCAATTTCCTTAGCCACGTTCAGTGAATAAAAGCGTCCAAAGCCACCTTCTACAACGTAAAAAGCAATCGATCCGTCTTTGTTAAAAGATGCGTCAATCATGATGCCCATGTGGCGGATATGTGCGGATTGTTTAGTCATTTTCAGTCTCCTTGTTGGCGGGGCATTGCCCCTTGCTGTAAAACTTTGATAGGGCCGTTGGTCCTGCGCGTCAAGAACTATTTTCACTAAATGCAAAAAAATATCGGCGGTAAAATTTAACGGCCTCCCAGCGCATAGCAAAGCACTATGGCTAGAACAAAAGCGCAAATGGCGGACGGCCTAATGAACGCCGTGACAGGCGTAGGCACAAGAGCCGACCCGCGCATGGCGACCGTTCACGATTTCACCCCGCTCGACCAATATCAGATACAGGCAACATATCGTTCCAGCGGTATGATGAAAAAGTGCATCGACATTCCTGCGCTTGATATGGTCCGTGCATGGCGCGAGTGGTATGCGGATGACGTGGACATTGAGGCTATTGAAGCTGAAGAAACCAGACTGGAACTGCGCCAAAAGATTTATGAAGCCGAAATCCTGCGCGGCCTTGGCGGCGGCGCAATCATTATCGGCGCTCCCGGCCTTCCATCGGAGCCGATAGGTGACATAGCGCAGGGCCAGATTGCTTATTTGCACGTCATGAGCCGTTATCAGATGACGGTGGGGGATATTGAACTAGACCCAATGTCCGCGAATTACGGCAAGCCGCGATGGTTCACAATAAACGACGGCCCGCAGACAAGGTTAGACCCTAGCCGCGTTGTTGCATTTACGGGTGAGATAATCCCGCAAATGGCGACTGTGACATGGGAAGAACGCTTTTGGGGTGAGGCGCGGCTGCAACGGTTGCTTGACGCTGTAAACAACACAGACACCGCGCAAGCCAGCTTTGCCGCATTGCTGCATAAAGCCCGCATTGTTCGCGTTGGTATTCCTAAGCTGACCGAAATCGTTGGCGATCCGGAAGGTGAATCGCATCTTTCAAAGCGCCTATCCGCTATGATGGTGGGCGAGAGCCTTCACAATGTAACGATATACGATTCTGGCGACGGAACGAGCACGGGCGAGCAAATAGACCAGTTTCAAGTTTCGTGGTCTGGCATGGCCGACGTTATGGAAGCATTCGACAAGCGCCTTTGTGCGGTCGCAGATATTCCAGCCACGCGCTTACTGGGTGAAAGCCCCGGCGGATTGAATGCAAGCGGTGCGGGACAGCAACAAGACTGGCATAAGCACGTCAGCGCCATGCAAGAGTTGCGGCTGCGCCCATGCTTAGATAAGCTGGACCGCGTTCTTATTCCAAGCGCAACGGGCCGTGCGGCTGATAAGTCGATTTGGTATAAATTCTCTCCGCTTGATGTTCCGGATGAAAAGCCAAAAGCGGAGACGTTCAAAATGAAGGTCGAGGCGGCTGTCAAAGCGCAAGAGACCGGGGCAATACCAGATGCGGCATTTGCGGAGGGCTTCCAGTCCATGCTTGTTGAGTCCGGTATGCTTCCAGCGTTGGAATCTGCGCTTGAAAAGATACCTGAAGCCGAACGCTTTGGGTTTGAGCAAGAGTCGCCGGATGATGACGACCCCAGCGAAT